CTGACAATGTAACTAATGTAAACCTTGAATTAACTGCTGAAGAACTAGACGCAACAACATTACAATCTGGTGGATTTACTGAAAAACTAGGTGGTCTTAAAAATTCAGAACTTACATTGGACGGATTTTATGAAGCTGGCGCAAATAAGCCAGACGCTTTACTTGGAACATCAGTAGGTAATGAATTGATCGTAACAACTGTGCCAGACGCTGGGGTTGGCAATATTGCTTACTTTACTAAGTCAAGGGAATTTAGTTATCAAATCTTTGGCGAAGTAGGTGAAATAGCACCGTTTAGTGTTACTAAGTCACAATCGTCAGAAGTTATGGTGCGTGGAACAATAGCGCTTGACGGATCAATAACTGCCACTGGTAATTCTACTGGTGCTAATTTAGGTGCAGTAGGCGCAACAGAAAAATGTTATGTAGCAATTCACTGCACAAGTGTTAGTGGTACTTCAACACCAACAATAACTTTTAAATTACAATCAGATGATAATTCAAGCTTCACTAGCCCAACTGATAGAATTACATTTACCGGGATCACTGCAATTGGTGCAGACTTCCAAAGTGTTGCTGGTGCAATCACTGATACACACTGGCGTTTAAATTACACTGTATCTGGTACAAATCCAAATTTTTCTATTCATGCAACAGTTGGCATAGAATAACACACATAACAAATCTAAATATATAATATTTACAATTAAATCAAGAAAGGATTTATTAAATGGCAAAATTTGTATTAACAGACGCAAGTTTGGTTATCAATAGCGTTGATCTATCAGATCATGTAGCTAGTGTGACACTTGAACTTAATTCTGAAGAAATAGATACTACGGCAATGGGATCAACCTTTATGAGCAAAACTGGTGGTTTGAAATCTGGTACTTTATCCATAGATTTCCAACAAGACTTTGCAAGTTCAGAAGTTGACGCAACAATGTTTCCACTATTTGGTGGAACAACTGCATTTGTTTTAAAAGCAACAAGTGGATCAGTAAGCGCAACAAACCCAAGTTATAGTGGATCTATCCTTGTTAACCAACATATTCCAGTTGCTAACGCAGTTGGTGAATTGGCAACTATGTCCGTTTCGTTTCCAACAAGCGGCACTGTAACAAGAGCAACTTCCTAGTGGGTAACATAACCGTCACAATGTCTGACGGTACAACTTACGAATTAAAGATAAAACCAGCTGACATAGTCAAGTTTGAAAGAAAATTTGATGTGCCAATATCTGAACTTACTGATACACAGAAGTATGAGTGGATATTGTACTTAGCTTGGTTATCTGCAAAACGTAATGGTGTCACTGATGACTATGACACTTGGATTGAAAAAGTTGAAGAAATAGATGTTAAAGGTGGAACTGATAACCCAAAAGGGTAAACAAGTTCATTGACGTAGTTGCTTTAATTAGCTTGGAAAGTGGGATTAGTCCCAATGAGATAATGAACTTGGACATGGATATGTTTGAAGCACTTTTTGCAATGATAAAAAAAAGAAATAGCAATGGTAGCGAAATTTAATCATTTAGCAATTGACAATAGTGAAGTAAAAGCAATTGTTAAAGAATTAACACGTTATGGAAAAAAAGACGTATTAAACGCGCTACGTAAATTCAATAGGGAAATAGCAAAAGAAGTAGCTGACAAAGCCAGATCACTAGGTGCAAAACAACCAGTGCCAAAAGCAGTTAGATCTACAAAAAACATCAAACCACAAGCAACAAGAACACAAGCCAAAATAAAAATTGGTAGAGCAAGTAACAGACAACCGTCTGCACTATCTATGGAATTTGGTCGTGATAGTTTACTTGTACCAATACGTGGATCTTCTTCAATGCGTAAGATAGATCGTAACGCAGTTGGTAAATTGCGTTATTCCAGACGTGGTGCAACATTTCCATATAGACGTTGGATTGGTAACCAATATGCTTCTGGTACATCAAGTTTTGGTAAATTTGGTAAAGGTGGTTATGTTGTACAAAGAACTGTTGCAAATGAGCAAGATAGAATTATGTCAACGTATAATGATCGCCTTTATGAAGCATTGGCAAGATCAATAGGAAAGAAACTTTAAATGGTAAAAATTAATCGTGAAGCAGTAATATCCATAGTTGGTAATGTTGACGGATTAGTTAAAGGCATTACACGTGGTCAACGTGCATTACAAGGTTTTGGCAAAATCGCTGGTGGTATAGCCAAAGTAGGTGCAACTGCTATTGCCGGGCTTGGTGTTGCCGCTGGTACAGTTGGCAAAGAAATGGTCAACCTTGCTTCTAGTGCAAAAGAAGCTGGATCAGCATTTGATGTTGTTTTTGGAACTGGGGAAAGTGGTCAACAACTAAACGCCTTTGTTGAAGAATTTGCAAACAAAGCTGGTATGGCTAATTTTGAATTGCAAGATCTTCTTAAAACAACTGGTCAAGTTGTACAGTCTGTTGGATTTACTGCTGAAGAAAGTGCTAATCTTGGTGAACAATTAGCAGTAGTTGCTGGTGACGTAGCGGCATTTAACAACGTACAAGGTGGTGCAACACCAGTTATGCAAGCATTTACCAAAGCGTTACTTGGTGAACGTGAAAGTCTTAAAACCTATGGTATTTCTATTATGGAAGCAGACGTGCAAACAAAAGCGTTTGCAATGACTGGTAAAGATAACGCAAAACAATTAACCCAACAAGAAAAAGCAATGGCAACATTGGAATTGATCAAAGAAAAATCAATTGTTACACAAGGGTATTTAAACGCAGAACAAGATAGTTTTGCGGCTAAATCAAATGAAGCACGTGCAAAATTAACAGAATTAAAAGCAACAATGGGACAAGAGTTACTGCCTATTGCAGAAGCATTACTTCCAGTTATTGTGGATCTTGTACAAGAGATCGGGCCGCAATTAGTTGGTGCAATCCAAGCAGTAGCACCATTTGTATCTTCTATCGGTCAATTGATTGCACAACTTGCACCACCAATATTAACAATCGTATCACTGTTGCTGACAATGCTAGCGCCAGCATTTAGGAAGTTTACAGAAATAGTAGAAAAATACATAACACCATTTTTAACTAACTTACCTAAAAATTTTGAAAAAATGATAAATGCAATAATAAATGGATTTAACAGATTTGCAGATAAATTAAATGCCTTTGGCGAAAAAGCACAAAACATTTTGGGCAAAATTGGAATTAAATTAGATATACCAAAACTAAGAAAGTTTGATAATATTAGTTTAGGTTTTGCCGAAAAAGAAGTTAAAAAATTAGCACCAGATAAAATAGACGCAGGAAATGAACTTGAAGCATTAATCGCAAGTAGTAAAACTGCTTCAAGTGGACTACAAAATGTAACCAACAACTTTAACATTGGCGTAAGTGGTGGTGGAAACCCAGATGAAGTAGCAAGAAAAACTGCTGAAGAATTAAAGAAGTTTACTGATCGTAATGGAACATTAGAGCGTGCTGGTATCGGTGGTGGTGGTGGCGGCGTGGTTGTTGCTTTATAATGGCACAACCAACAACACGTGTACGAATAGGTTTTACTGCAAACGAATTTACATTAGATGATGTAATACGTGGTATTTTAGACACTGGACAACTTGGTGGTGCAGTTACTTTAACTGATGTAACAAGTGATGTACAAAGCATAACTGTAAATCGTGGACGATCTAAAGACTTAGAAAGTTTTTTTACTGGATCTTGTACAGTACGTTTGCTTAATAATGCAAGAAAATATGAAAACACAAATACATCAAGTCCATATTCACCCGGTATTGAGCCAATGATTTTGATACATGTTGACGCAACAACTGACGGTGGTACTACTTATGAAGATATATTTGTTGGTTTTGTAACTGACATAAACTTAACTTATCCAGATAAATCTAACTCATTTGCAGACTTTATAGCTTCTGACGCATTTATAAAAATAGCTAACACTGAAGTTATAGGTCAAGCGTTTTCATCTGCTAAATCTGGCACAATGATCGGTGCAGTATTAGACAACACTGACGTGAAGTTTAGCGCTAGTGCAAGAGATATTGAAACTGGTGTATCAACTATGCAAGCTATTTCGTCATTGACTGGAAATACATTATCAGTTTTGCAACAAATTGAGCAATCGGAAAATGGTTTATTATTTATGTCAAAAAGTGGAAATATAACTTTTAAGTCACGTCATACAACATTTCCGTCAAGTGCTACTGCAATATTTAGTGATGACGGAAGTAATGTACCATATTTGTCAGTTGATTACATAAATGATGACAATGAAATTTATAATGTTATAAATTTAACTAGAAACGGTGGCACAACCCAAACATCAGAAGATGTAGCAAGTCAAGGTAAATATCTTGTTAGAACTCTTACAAGGGATAGTTTATTTAATAATTCTGATACAGAAGTGCTTGACGCGTCTAAATTCTTACTTGGTAAATTTAAAGACGCATTGATTAGATTTGATAATTTAATTGTTGATGTAAAAGAAGCAACAACATCTAATCAGAACACGATCTTGGCTAGGGAAGTTGGTGACATTGTACAAGTAGAATTAACACCACCGGGAAGTGGATCACCAAGCCAAATATCATCATTAGAAATAATTGATAGTATTAGTTATTCAATCACACCAGATCTATTTACTTGCACGTATATGTTGTCAAATGCAGATGTACAAGCATTTTTACGATTAGATAATACGTTATTTGGTGTTTTAGATACAGACAAGTTAGGTTATTAATGACACACAATATAGAACAGAAACAAGAAAGGATAAACTAAAAACATGGCATTATCTGGATATAAAGAATTTGCAACTGGTGAAGTTTTAACTGCTTCAGACGTTAATGCGTACCTCATGCAAGCAATAATGGTTTTTGCGTCATCTAGCGCAAGGGACAGTGGAATTACAAGTAGCAAACGCGAAGAAGGCCAATTTGTATTTTTAAAAGATACCAATACATTACAATTTTATGACGGATCTTCTTTTGTTGATTTTATTGGTGAGGGTGACATAACTGGCGTTACAATTACCACATCATCTACTTCTGGTTTATCTGGTGGTGCGGCCGCTACTTCTGGTGCATTTTCATCAACATTAGTAATTTCACCAAACCAAGCTACTTCTGCAACTGTTGCAAGTGCTGATATTGTTTTGATCGGTGACGCAGATGACAGTAATAATTTAAAGAAAACAACAGTAGCTGATATAGTAGCTTTAGCACCAGCTGGTGTAAGTTTAGGATTAGTATTAGCGTTAAGCTAGAAAGGAAAAATAGACTATGGCAGATACACTACATAGCGTTCAAGGTGTTCTAGGCACTAGCGCTGGTGATATTGTTGACGCAGTACCGTCATCAACAACTGAAACAGTTATTGGTATATTATTATCAAACGTTAGTTCCAGTAGTGCTGATGTTACAGTTGATCTAAGTGTAACAAAATCTGGTGGATCATTAAGACACATTTTAAACAATGTATCTTTACCATTTGGAACAACAATAGAAATAACAACTAAGATCACTTTAGAAACTGGGGACAAGTTACAAGGGTTATGTTCAGCGGCTTCAAGTGCTGAATTTAACGTATCATTTTTGCGTCAAACCTAAAGGGGTAATTTATGGCCTACATAGGTACGCAACCAAATGATGTAAAAAAGAATACAGGTTTATATACACCTAGTGAAATATTACAACTAACTAAAGACGGTAGTTGGGGTGGTAGCTTAGAACTTATTGAGGAACAAACTGTTACAAGTGGAAATACAGTAGATTTTACTAATTTAGGTAA